TCTTCTGTGCTGGTCGGCTCTTCGAGAAGTGCTGTCGAATCTTCACTCATGGTGGCGATCTCCTTGGGTTTCCAGCCTGACAATACCTCAGACGTGGGATTTGATCGTTCATTCGATCGGATCGACAATTCAGAACCGAACAGGATCCCAATCAGATCAGCGCTGCTCGGGTTCCCTTCGAGTGCCGAAATGAGACCACGGAGGCCTCCATTGTTGATCGATTCGACGACTGAATCTGGCAGCAGTCTCTCCTCGACAGCTTCGGCCGAGATCCCATCAGGGATGTCGTTGCGAACCACGATCTCAGACCGGAGGCGGCGGGCGGCGGCGATCTTCTGGCGCCGTAGAGCAATCATCTCGCCGACAACATCAGCCACCTCGCTGTCGTTGTCGGCGTTCACGTCATCTCCTCGTATCAAGAAGCAGCGGCAGCTGATCCTCATCGATGCGGGGAGTTTCGGGTCTCCGGGATAGCGGGCGGTGAACCCACCAACGATGAAGACACCCGACGTAGGCACTGAAGTCCCGTGGAGACTCCCGTGGGCGGTCCGGACCTTCTGGTCGAGCATCGTGATCCACGACTTGCGCCGAGAGAACGGGTCAGAGGCTGCACCGGCGACGAGTGTCGTAGACGCGACCGTCAGCATCAGATCCTCGATGCCGTTGCGGAGATGGACGGTGAGCGCCTCGGCCAGCCGGTCGACCCGGTCGGTGGCGAGGACCTTCTCCAGGGCGTCGCCGATCGAGATGGTCGGATCCTTGACCTGCGCCTTGAAGACGGTCGCTTCGAGTAGCTGCGAGTACCGCCCGACTCCTTCGACGAGTTCTGTGGCGACGTTGCTCACCTGCTGGGCGGTCACTGAATTCGGAGCCAGGTCGTTGTTCGCCGCCGAGACCTCGACCATGATTTGAGCTTGGCGTTCCGCCTCGGCCCCGATGAACTCGGCCACAGATTCGTCCCAAGCCAACGTCACATCGCCTACGAGAATCGTGTTCTTGGCAGCCCCCCGAGTCGCATCGAGCACCTTGTCGAAGGCCGGGGCAAACGACTCTTCGGCGTTCGCCTGTGCTGCGGCCTCACGGATCTCTTGTCCGCTCTCCGAGGCATTCAGCGCGGCGATCTGACGGGCCGCTTTCTCGCGGGTCTCGTGGCACCCCTCCAGCTCACCATCGGAGTCCTTGCGGACACTCCACGGCTTCGAAGAAGGACAGCCACCGTCGTTCTGATGGATCGACCAGGGCATGGATCAGAACTTCACTGGAGCAGCCGTTTCGAGAGCGGCCACTACTACGGACGGAGGGATCTTCATGCCATCGTCGTAGAGGCGCGTGCCTCGATCGGCCAGAGTGATCGTCTGGAGGCGCGCGCACAACTCTTCAGATATGTTCCGGGCCACATCGACCGAGGCGGCGCCGTTGAACCCGCACCGGGCTACGACCCACGGCTGGACCCAGCCTCGAACCTTCATGGCGAGGTCATCCCATGCCCCATCGAGGAGCTGCTCGGGGGTGACGCCGAGAGCGGAGAAGTCTGCCGGGCCAAGAGACGAGAGAGCCTTCGACTTGTCGAGGCGTAGCCGATCTGCTGCCGGGAGCTTCGACGAATCGATCTTGTTCAGGTTGATCCGGGAGACGGCGCGCGACCCGGCCTTCTCCAGGGCACGGTCGATGGCGGCGTCGGACGCTACGACGATCTTGTCGATGATCGAGGCGTCAGCGTTTGGAGTGCCGGGAACCGATTGAACAGGGGGGAGCGGTTCCCGGCCTCCCGATTCGGGATCACCTCCAGACCGGCCAGTTGGTTCGTCGGCAGCCGGTGGGGCCGGTGGGATGCCGCCGGGACGGGAGTCGTCCACGAGCACGATGTCTTCGAAGCCGGGAATCAACGGCAGCAACTGAGGGGCCAGTGCGGCGTTCGCTGCGATCAGATCCTTGAGCACCTTGATCCGTCGCTCTTCGTCATTGGGCATGTCGGCGAGCGTGAACCCGTTCGCCAGCACAACGGCTTCCTCGGCCAGCTGGCCTCGGTCACCGAGACGAGTCGCCGTCACGCCCTTGTCGGCGCGTGCGGTGATCGTCGATGCGTCGAAGACATACCGCCAGTTCTGGTACTTCCCAGCGTCCCACTGCTCGAACAGTTCGAGCATGGCATGGAGGTAGGCGACGGTGGAGAACGAGCTGATGAACTCGCCTTGAGGAATGACCCACTTCGAGTTGTACTCAGCGTCAGACGAGTACCCGGACCAGTGATTGAGTTCACCTTTCCCCGTCATCATGTCGGGGGAGATGTCGAGGTCCTGGGAGATGTAGGTCAATACTTCTTGACGAAGGGCCGACGCCCATTCGGCGTTCTGCTCGTCACCGAGTTCCATCTTCTCCAGACCCTTGAGCAGGTCTGGGTCGCCTACAGCAAAGATGGGCAGGAGTCGGGAGGCCGATCCGGGGTCCTCGAACGCTGATGAGAGATGTTCGACGAATGCTTCGGTGAAGGGGCGGGCACCCTCCTCGTTGGGGTCGTCGGAATCCTGTGGCATTCCAACGGCGTCGAGTCCTTCAGGGACCTTGACGACACCGGCGGGGATGCGCGAATCGGCCGAGGCGTCGATGATGGCCCGGAGCTTCAGGTAGGACCGACAGTCAGGTAGTGCTCGCTGCATTCCCGACTCGGGCAGCTCCGAGTAGTCGGTGGCCGAGTTCCAGATACGAGCGATGTATTCGCCCTTGCCGAGTTCCTCTCGACCGCTCATCGTGATGCCCTGATGTCCGGCGCGCTTGCGGGTGATTGTCCCGTATTTGTCGGGGTCGATTTCGAGTGGACTGAGGAACTCCCAGACGAGGCCCGGCGAGTCGTCGTTGGGAACATCGATCTCTGTCGGGGAGCCGACGAGGAACGACTCGCCGCCGATACTCAGGTTCAGGGACGCCTTGCGGAGCAGCTCCTTGCGACCACCCAGCGGAGCGACGAACGCATCGTGGACCCGCTTCACCGCAAGAGCTTGATCGCGAAGTGCTTGACGTTGCGGAGTGTCCTTCTCGTCTTCGCCGAGACCAGACAACAGCTCCGACATGGTCCACTCGTTGCCCGTCTCGGGATCCGTGTAGACCGGACGAATGTCACAGGCGGACACCGTGTTCGCCCGCATGTGGTGGACCTTGCCAACCTGTCCGACGAGGGTCGAAAGGTCATAGGCCGATCGCTGCCAATCCGCCGTCCTCGTGACGACATCGCGAGCGTCGCGGGGGATCTCGTCGGCCTTTCGAAGTTTCGCCCTCGTCCCCCGCGCTGGGTCGGGTGATACCCGTACCGTCATCTCAGCCCTGGCCGGTCGGCGGGACTCCATTGATTGTGATGGCGTTACCCGCACGAGCTACCTCCGGAAGATGCCCGCATCCTAGACCGCTGCGTGCTATGCGACGATGACCTCATCAGGACGCTACGACGATCTGACGCCCGACGCCGGGGGCTACCGCATAGCCGCGACCCGACCCTTTCCCGGCGAGAACCTGGAAAGCCGACGAAACAGCATCGACCTGATCGAACTTCTTGCCGTTCGGAAACATCAGGACCTCGTCCATGAAATCGTCGTTCCAATCGGCTCGGACCATCGTCACTCGCTCCTGTTCAGCAGCCGAAGCGAACATCTCAGCCCGGATGATTTTCGCCTCCGACGCTTTCCCTTCGATTCCGAAACTGTGCTTCCCTCGGCTCGTCCCCGTCACAGAATGACCCTTCACCCGAGAGATCCCGTCGAGTTGCCGGGCGATCGTGGCGACCACCGATTTCCCTGCCGCGCCCAACTCCTGCTCGATCCACTGGACGACCTTCGGACCATCGTCTATGGCTCGACGTCGGATGAAGTCGTCACGTTTGCCGGGAGACAGGCGACAGCGGACCACGGACTCGATGCAGTACAGATTGGACCCTCTCGTGATCGAAACGAGGGCGCCGACCGTCCAGTCCGGATTCGAATTCGACGATGACGGCTCGGTGGCGGCCAGGTCCCAGAACCGGATGCGTGACGAGACCTCTATCGGGGGGCGATCCACATGGATGAACCACCCGGGGGTGAACATCGAGCCTGAGTCGTCGAGGATCTCGCCGTGCAGCTCCTGACGCCCGAGGCGGGTGCCCTCGTAGCGAGCGACGACCCGGTCTCGGAACTGGGGGGAGAGGTTGTCGAGGTTGTCGTAGGTGGAGCCGGTGGTGACGACGATCGACTCGTCAGCCACCATCTCTTTCGTCAGAGCATTGTTCTTTGGTGTGCCGGTGACGACAACGCGGGGGTCAGGGGGGAGCCGTAGGCCCAGCATGAGGTTCGACCATGTCGTGTCCTCCTCGGTGCCGAGATGGGCATCGCGGAGGAACGCTGGCTCATCGACCCAGGCGAAGTGGAACTGCGGGCCACGGAGAGAGCGGGGCTTCTCCGACGAATAGCCTTTGATGATGCCGCCGTCGGCCAGGTGGATCTCCGACAGCGACCGGTTATAGGCCTTCTCCCAGTCTCCGTCGCGAAGCATCTCGGGAGGGATGACGAACTGAAGGCCCGACTCACCTTCGATCATTGTCCCACGCACGTCGGCGATCGTCGGGCCAACCAAGGCGCACCGGAAGCCGCCCTTGATCTGCGGGGAGATGTCTTCATATTTCTCTTTGATGGTTTCCGATCCAGTCTTGGTCTTTCCGAAACCTCTCCCCGCCTTTATGTACCAGCCCACCCACTCGCCGTCTGGTGGCGTTTGCTCTGGCCTTCTGATAGTCCACCAGGCATCGTTCATGATGGCTTCTGCCACATCATCGCCCTGCGATGCGAAAAACTCGGTGACTTCTTCGTCGTTGAGCAGCAGTAGCTGATCGCGGAAGGAGAGGCCCATAGGCAAGATAGTAGCCGCGGTCGCGCTAGCCTTCCCTGGCATGGACCGACCCGACATGCCCGAGTTCGGAACTGCGGAAGGCGAAGTGGGGATGCTCGGCGTCGTCGATGGCCCCTACCCGCCATGCAGTCTCTGTGGATCCAAAGGCTACCCAGCCGACCTGGAGATCACGATGGGCGGCAACGATGCCTGGGTCTGCTACGAGTGCTGGACGTCGGACAAAATCCCCGAGGCCGTCCGTGCCGTAGCGCCTGTCAGCTGGGACAAAGTGATGCGTCTCCGAGCTACACCGTGGTCGAGGTCTTGGCGGGGATGGAAGCGCCGCAGTCGTGAGGACGCCCCCGACGACAAGCAGCCGACGCTACGACTCCCCTGAGCCGACGATCCCTTGCTCGGCAAGCTCGGCGATAATGTCGGCCGGGCCGAGCACTTCGACGTCGCCACCCGGCGGCTCCAACATGACCAAGAACCGGTCGTGTCCGGCCACACGCTGTAGCTCGACCTGAAGCTCCACGATCTGGACCTCGTCGAGAGAGTGGGGGATGACGACCATCGATCCCTTCTCGATCCGGTAGATGCGAGTCTCAGACACGAGGGTCCTTCTTCGAGAAGACGTGGAATCCCTCACAAGCCGTGCAGACCTCGAAATAGAGGATGCGCCCCTGGAACGTCGACTCCCATTTCCACATCATCGACCTCGCCTCGTCGGCCGTGGAGAACCGGCGGCGATGAGGATGCCCGTACTTCTTCGCCCGGACGTAGCCGACCTTGTCAGCGCAGGTGAGGAACATCTTCATGCTGGACAGCGTAGGGGGTTGGCGAGCCAGTAGTCCGGGATCGGCGGGAGCGGCGCCGGGCGCGGACAGCCCTGAGCCTCCCACGAGATCTCACAGGCCGGACAGCTTGGGTCGGAGCCGACAGCGAAGAAGCAGGCTGTGTCGAGGGGGCGCTCCGGAAACTCGCAGGCGTTCCATAGGTAGGGGAACATCTCGACCCACTCGGCGTCCCGCTTGTCTGGCCGAACAAACTCGTGGCGGGGCGTGTACCAGTCCGGCTCGCCTCCGAAACGGAGACCTACGGCCACCAGAGGAACCGATCAGCGAACTGGCGCCAACGAGACTTCGGCATGTCCGGGAAACGCCACGGGTTCTGCTCGATGAGGTCGAAGAGTTCCTCGGCCTGGTCGAGGGTGATCGTGCCCGATGCCGTCATCATCGCTCGGCCAGGGCCGCGTAGCGACAGCGGAGCATCATCGGGTAGGCCGTTGTGTTGCCGGTAGGAGCGGGCCTGGGCTTGGAGGAAGTCGGCAGAGTCGTCAGACATACCAACTCCATCGACGATTCTTCGGCGGAGTGAACCTCGGGTCACGGGTACCCCAGCATCGAGCGCAGCGTCCAAGCCAGGGCCAGGTCCTCTTTGTGCAGGAACGGCACCGGCCGAACGGAACATCACCGACGCCGGACATCATGCGTTCATTCGGCTCGCCAAATATCCCTGACCACCGGCGATAGCGGCGATCACTACGGCCTCGTCGACCCAGCCCCAGCCGGACTGGGTGTACGCCCACCAGACCGCCACCGACACCCAGACGCCGAAACACCAGGAGCACGACAGGAGGCTTCCGACCCATCCTCGGATCGGTCCGAGGTCGTGGCCGTTCTCATCGTAGAGAAGCCGGTCGAGCCACGCTCGGACGAACGTGCCTCGCTTCTCCGGATCGCCAGGGACCTCGCCGGGGTAGTACCCGAGCACTGAGTCGAGGACGAAAAAGCGGGTGATCCGGTAGGACGCGAACGCGAGCACCAGAAGTTCGATGGGAGTCAGATCAGACATGGGTTGGAAACTACCTTTCCTCGGGGGAGATGTCCAGCGGTCACGTCGGCGGGTTCAGGGGTCATCGGTCGGCCTTTCACGTCGGGGCAGTCGTCTGGGTCGAGCAGGATCTGTCGGCCTGTCTCCGGGTCCATGAACAGCCGTGCGGTCATGTCGTCAGCGGTGATCCTCCGCCGCAGTCGATCACGCTTTCGGCCAGAGCGGCCAGGACTCGCTCTTGGTCATCAAGGAGTCCATCACCCTGGGCCACGGCAGCAGCGGGATTAGTACGAACCAGTGTTGCCCAATCCATGTACTCGGTGACCCACTCAATCAGTAGATACACGTCCTGCGGAAGCGACTCGCAGGCTTGTGCTCGCTCCTCGGCGTCGTCCCGTTCATCCCTTGCTGATTCCAGGCTGGACTCCAAGTCAGTGACCTTGATGTCGAGGTCGTCGTTGACGCCGGAGAGCTTGCCAACCTGATCGTCAAGCGTCTCGATCTCGGAGGCTTGGGTCTCGATCTCGGAGGCTTGGGTCTGGACTTCATCCCTGGCATCGGTGAGGTCACCTCCGATAGACACCAGGCCGAAGGTCAGGAGAAGGAGAACAGCTCCTGTCGCTGCTGCTCCCAGCACGACCTTGTTCCGGTCGATTGTCTGAGGGGCTTGGGTTGGTTCTTCGTCGTTGGTCATGGAAACTATGTTACCAGCTTTCATTCTCGATTCCTCCAATTAATCACTGATTTCCTTCGGGAGCGTGTGCCGCGGGCCATCGCTTCGGTGAGATCGTAGAGGTCGGCTTGTATCAGGTTCACCGATACGTTCGCCTCCAGGAGTATCTCGACCGGCTTCCCGTCGGTATCCACACAGGGCAGGACACCGACGAGGGCGAACGTCTCGTCGTCGATGCGGGCCATGTAGATCTCGACGACGTGGTCGAGGTTGATGGTCCTGGACGGGAGGAGGAGAAGCATGTCAACTTTCTTTACAAGTAGTAGGTGAGGCGGATGAAGAAAAAATTCAGGAGAATCGCGATCGAGATCGCCAGGAGTTGATGTCGCATGGCAACTATATTACCAGGAGCTGGGGCGAGAGTGGTCGATGCCGAGGTCCGGGGAATCGGTGGTCGCCGGAAAGTTGGCCTCTGGAAACAATGTTGCCTTACTTGAGGGTCGAAAACTGGCGGTCGCTACAAAGTTGGCCTATGGCAACAATGTTGCCTTACTTGAGGGTCGAAAACTTGCGGTAGCCAGAAAGTTGGCCTGACGTCCCTGGTTCGTCGGCGTGGTGTGACGTCGGTCACTTACCCCCCTCGGTGTGACGGTCGTCACTTTTCGCTGAGCGTCCGCTGAGCGTCCGCTGAGCGTCCCGCGACGCGCCGCGGCGCCCGCGCTAGGCGCGGGCGCCGCGAGTCGCTGAGCGCTCAGCGTGAAGCGCGTTGGGCGAAATCGTGGATCGCTTCCGCGTGATTCTCGAAATAGTGACCCGACTCGCACTCCCACCCGCGACCGTGGTTGTAGGTGACCCATGTCACATAGTCGTCGTGGAATGCCGCGAGCACCACTTTTTCGCCAGAACGCTTGTTTCGGTGTGCCAGTACGCGGGCGCCGTTTTCGAGCGTATCGCCGACGCTGAGCGCGCCCAGCGCGGGCGCCGCGGGCGCCGCGGGCGCCGCGGGTGCGTTCATGCGCCGAAATTCGCCAGTGTCGTCCGACCCGATCGCGGGACCATCGATGTCACGTGTGACCCATGTCACACCGACGAGTTCGGCGTGATTCGGCCAAACGGTCGAAATCTGACGTGCGATAGAAACGAGCGCGGTGACGAAATTCACATTCATGGATTTTTCTCCTAGTTCGGTGTGGTGTGTCAGGTAGAACGCCGCGGCGCCCGATTCATTCCCGATTTTGGTGTGACGCTTGTCACATCGCCTCGCGGGCGATGCGCTCGCCCGCGGCGCCCGCGGCGCCCGCGGCGCCCGCGGCGCCCGCGGCGCCCGCGCTGAGCGCACCCGCGGCGCCCGCGGCGCCCGCGGCGCCCGCGCTGGGCGCGCTGGGCGCGCTGGGCGCGCTGGGCGCGCTGGGCGCGCTGGGCGCGCCCAGTGTGACGTCGGTCACGCGCCGCATCCTGTCTGGTAATTCTCGAACGCGGCAACCGCGCACTCGGTCGTCAGCGGCGCCGCGCCGCAAAAGCGACAGTGTAGATTTTTGTGGTCCAAAAGGTCGGCCATGTGGCGCGGCGCCACGCGTCGACAGAAATTGTGCGCGTTTTCGGTGCTCATGAATTTTCTCCTCGTTCGGTGTGGTGTGTCAGGTAGAACGCCGCGGCGCCCGATTCATTCCCGATTCTTGTGTGACGTCGGTCACATCATCCGCGGCGCTGGATTTTGTGCCAACGGTCACACCGAGGACATCCGCACAAGAGATTGTGAATTTCGTCACGGTCGACCGTCGGCGCCATGCCGCGCATGGTGTCCATCGTTCCGTCGGCTCGGACTTCGCGGTATTCGCGGACTCGCATTTTTGGTTCTCCTCGTTCGGTGTGGTGTGTCAGGTAGAACGCCGCGGCGCCCGATTCATTCCCGATTTCGGTGTGTCGCTTGTCACATCGCCTCGCGGGCGCCGCGCTCGCCCGCGGCGCCCGCGGCGCCCGCGGCGCCCGCGGCGCCTGAGCGCCTGAGCGCCCGCGCTGAGCGCCTGAGCGCCCGCGCTGGGCGCGC